ATTAACTAAATATATTAAAAATGACAAATAAAAGAGGTAACTCAGTAGGTATTGCAGTAATGCTTATTGTATCAATAATAATAATACTACTTGCATCATCTTGTGGTATAAGTAAATTAACTAATGAACAATTAACTCATAGAAATGCAATACAATATGAAATAGATAAAGAATATATTGAATATAGTCATAAGACTGATTCTTTATGGATAGAATATTACAAAAAATAAAACAAATAATCATCAACTAAACATAAATAACATGAAAATAACAGTACGAGGTAAACAATTCAACCCAAATAGAATGAGTTGTTCAAGACTAACAAGATTAATCACTTGTATAGAGCACGAATCAAATAAACATGAAAAAACATCAACTATCTTTAAGATGACAGAAATGGTGTTAGCTATATTAAACAGTAAATTACAATCGAAGATTAAAAATAGGAACATACTATTAATCAACGAATATTAAAACAAAAAATAGTGAACGAGTCTGCAGACTCACCACGTATTACGGACTTTTCTACTATGAGAATTAATAACTTATAGATATAATGGAATTGGGGACGGATACCGAATGATACAACGACTAAGAGTGGAGTATCTCACTATTTTTTTAACATAAACAAGGTTGGTGATATACCTTATTTAAATCACCATATAATCCATAAAAACATAAATAACATGGATAATCAAATCAATAGTGGAAGTCTAAACACTTTAAAATTAGGAGACACTTTATTATTATCAGCTAGAAAAGTTAAAGGTGATAAAATATCTTTAGAGTTTGCAGAAGTATTAACAGTACAAGAAGGACCAGTAACAGCAGTAGGTAGATTCAATCGCAGCGATTCTAGATTTGGTAACAGAGCTAGACGTGCTTGGGTAAATGTAACAATGGAAGATATTTCTGCAGATTTAGGAATGGATTTCTCTGATAACAACCCTGAATGGGAATTAACAGAAAAAGGTGAAATGTTAGAACTTAACATGTTAAATCCTACAGTAGAAGGAGAAAGAATCAGAGTAATGGTTTCTGAAACTACTGAACCAGATGCATATCAAGCAGATAACATCGAAACTAGAGCTAAACGTAAAGGTAAAGAAGGAGAATTCATTAAACATAATGGAGACTATATCTTTAGCAATACTTTAGTAATAATTACTAATGAAGTTGTTGACCATGTGTTATTAAAAGCAGATGATTCAATAGGTAGAGTAATTACAGCCAAAGATATTGTAAAAGACAAGTCTATGGTTACTGATGAATATGGTTTGTAATATAAATTGATATAAATGGGGACTCATATAATAAAATTATATAATTTGTTTTCTAAAATGAGTCCTCATATATATTTAACTAAAACACTAAAATTATGGCTAAACAACAAATATTATTTGCTAAAGATGGTAAGAATTACTTTTCTAGACAACAAGGAAATGAAGTAAGATTGCCTAAGATAATAAAAGATGTGTCTTTATTTGAAATGCAATTTGGATTCAAACAACCAGTCGCTTATCTTTGTGGTCAACATAGACCTTTAGGGATAGATTCAGTATCAATCCCTACACTAACTAATAATGTTAAAATATGATACATTTAGTTAATGATTCTTTACAAAGAGATAACTTTGACCATGTTACAATGGAAGAAGTTGTTTCTTATTGTAAAGAAAAAGTAATATTATCAATTGACACTGAAACTACAGGTCTTGACTACACAACAGATAGAGTTATACTATTTCAAATAGGAGATGAAGAAAAACAGTTCTTAATAGAAACTAGAGGACATAATATACAAGAGTTAAAAGAAATACTAGAGAGTAAAACTATCACTAAAATATTTCATAACGCTAAGTTTGATGTGAATTTTATACGTTCTAGTTTTAATATAGTATGTGAGAATGTTTATGACACTATGTTAGCAGAGAAAATATTAACTTGTGGTAAAGGATTATCAGTATCATTATCAAATACATTAGAAAGAAACCTTAAGATTACAATGGATAAGACTCAACAGTCTAGTTTTGTTGATCATAAAGGAGACTTTACCAATCCACAATTAATATACGCAGCTAAAGATGTTGAGCATTTAATTAATTTAAAAGATAAACAGGATATAAAGACAAAGATATATAAATTACAAAATACTATAGATCTAGAGAATGAAGTTGTATTAGCATTTGCAGATATAGAATACAACGGATTAGATTTAGACTCAGAAGAATGGTTAAAATTAGCAAACAATGCTATCAACAAAGCAGATGAGTACCAAGAAGAATTAGATGAACATATATTGAATATGGATGAATTGAAACAGTTCATACCTAAGCATATACAAGGAGATTTATTCTCTGATGTATCCACTTTACGGAAGGTAAATGTCAAATGGACATCACCAAAACAAGTTTTAGAAGTTCTTAGAGGGATTATACCTAAACTTGATAACGTAAATGGGAAAGATATGCTTAGGTATGCTTTTCAATTTGATATAGTAGCTACTTACATTAAATATAAAGAACAGATGAAAATCTATTCTTCTTATGGAGAAAAGTTTATGACTAATTTAAAGTCTGATGGTAAGATACATACAAGCTTTAATCAAATATTAGATACCGGTAGAGTTAGTAGCTCACGTCCTAATATGCAACAGATACCAGCAGATAACGCATTTCGTAACTGTTTTATTGCGCCTGAAGGTTGGAGTTTTGTATCAGCAGATTATTCTAGTCAAGAGTTAAATGTAATAGCATACGGTAGTAAAGATCCTGTTTGGATTGAAGCATTGATTCAAGGCCAAGATTTACATAGTACATGTGCTGAGTTAGTATATAAAGAGAAATGGACTGATGTAGCAGAGGATGATTGCTCTTATATGAAAGACAAGTCTAAATGTAATTGTAAAGCACATAAGAAACTTAGAACTAATGTTAAGACTATTAACTTTGGTTTGGCTTATGGCATGGGTGCTAATAAACTGTCAGAAACTTTACAGATAGATAAGAAAGCTGCAGAAGACTTAATTAAAGATTACTTCACAGCATTTCCGTCTATCAAAGGATTCTTAGATAAACTAGCTAATTTTGGTAAACAGTTTGGTTATATCAAGACATTTCCTCCTTATAATAGAAGAAGATGGTTTGTTAACTGGTTTCCTAAGATGTATAACTCGAGAGAAAATAGTCAAGAATTATCGTCTATTGAGAGAGCTAGTAAAAATACACCTATACAGGGAGCTAGTGCTGACATGACTAAGAAAGCTTTAATACTTATACGTAATTATATTGGTACAAATGATGATGCACCTGTTAAGATAGTAATGACAGTGCATGATCAAATAGACACTATATGTAAAGATGAGTATATCCCACACTGGGAAAAAGCTATCAAAGCATTAATGGAAGAAGCTGCTAACGAAGTAGTTACAAATGGTTTGTTAAAAGCTGAAGTAACAGTTAGTAGTTGTTGGGAAAAATAAATAAGGGGGAGGTTAGTAATTCAAATTAATAATTCAGCAGTTATACCTTGTAAATACTTACAATTCCTCCCCTTTATTTTAATTAACAAATTAAAACAATAAATAAAATTATGAGCGGAACATTTATATTAATAATAGTTATAGTAATAACAGCATGTTTAGGTAAATATGCTGTATCAGAAGGTCAAAAAATAGAACGTAATAAAAGAGAAAACTATGAAGACTAGACATCATGTAGCAATACAAATAGAAGAAGAGCAGCAGTGGGAAAAAGATAATGGTCCCATTGATATGACTGCAGATCAATTGTGGAACTACAGTGGAGAGACTGAAGAAGACTGTATAGAGTTAATACAAGAAGATAAGGATAGATTAATAAACCTCCAGGAAAGAATAGTATTATTAGATAATAATATATATTCTGTATTATCAGAGCAAAGATCTAGAATACTTGCTTATTGGCTGTCTAACTTAGATGTACCTATGAGAGATATAGCGGAGATATTAAATTGTGATTATGTTACTGTATCAAGAACTATTGCTAGGTATCTAAAGATATTTAAAGAATTAAAAACTAAATAAAAATGAAATTATATGAAACTAAAGACAAAGAACAGAGAATTGCACTTAATAATTGGTATAGTAATGATTGCTGTGGTAGCATCATTGCTGGGACCGGTTTTGGTAAGTCTCGTTGTGGGGTTATGGCTATTAATTACGTGCTTAACACTCTTGGGGGTAAAAGGGCTCTCGTATTGGTGCCAACGACGCAACTTAAAGATCAATTCAAAGAAGAATTCAAAAAATGGGAGTCCGAAGATATTTTGGACAAGGTCGATGTAGTATGCTATCAATCAGCATATAAGTTTAAAGATGAGCATTATGATTTAGTAGTATGTGATGAGATTCACTTAGGGTTGTCTAATAAATACAGACAATTCTTTAATAATAACACTTATGATAAGATATTATGTTTAACTGCTACACCACCTGAAGAACCAATGTATAAAGTACATCTACATTCATTAGCACCTACAATCTATACATTAACATTAGATGAATGTGTAGCTATGGAATTAGTAGCCCCTTATGAGATCTGCTGTATACCTTTAGAGCTTACAGAAGAGGAAAGAGTAGAGTATAAAAAGGT